GTAAAAAAGCTGACCCTGAACCAGTTGTAGATGACATTAATATAGACGATCTTAATGAAGATGATATACCTTTTTAGGAATTAGACAATGAGTGAAAAATTTGAATACGATGATAAATATTCTTATGAGTCTAATTATTCAAGATGGCGATTAATGAATAGCGAAGAAAAGAAATCTTTTAGAGAAAAGCCATATCCTGAACCGATAGCAAAAAGAAAGTTTGGCGAGTTATATGGGCAAAAAAGGCTTAAAGAAAAATTAAAAGAATTAGTTAGAGGGCTTAAACCATGAAAAGTTATGACGGACATTTAGAAATATTAAGAGAAGTAAAGTCTATTATTAAGGCAGAACCTATTTGCGAGGAGCATAAAGATAGTTTGCTAACTAAGATTGAACACCTTGAAGATGTTATAGGAGAAATGTTAGCAGGTAGAGAAGAACAAGCATTTCAAGAGAGAAGAAAATGAAAGCTCTAGGTTTATTTATATTTTTACTAGGAATGTTTATGTTCACGAGTGGTTGGGTTCTTTTAGATTTAGCGTCTATGCCATTAAAGAAGGATATTTATTTATTAGATATATTGGGATTCTTTAACAATATGTTTTCATTAGACCCAAGTGTTGCGAGTTTTCAGTCTGTTATTTCTTTGTTGTTTATTATTATGGGTTGCTTCACTTGTTATAGCGGAAGTATCTTAATCAAATATTTAAAGAAGGAGTCTAATAATGGTTGAAATAGAAGAATCATGGCAGGAAAGGATAAGGCAATTAGCACCCCTTATAGAAAAAACCGAATACGAAGTCTTTAAGTGTGAAGCCGAAGTTAAAAAGCTACAAGCAACGCTTAAATTAAAAGCATTAGGCGATGGAGTAAAAACCAATTCTGCTCAAGAAACTTGGGCTGAGTCTAAAGAAGAACTATATGAAGCTAGACTTAGAGTTGGAGTTGCTAAAGGTGCTTTGTCTGCATTGAAAGTCAGTCTTAAATCTTTAGAGATAGGATTTGAGGAGTGGCGAACTAAGATGGTAAACGCAAGAGAAGAAAGAAGGAGATATGGGGCTTAAAGGAAGGCAACCAAGTATGGAAGAAGCGCACCATATGGCAGATGTAGTCGAACTAGGCTGTATTGTCTGCCGAAACAAAGGACTATTTAGCCCTGCTGAGATTCATCATATTGAAGGAAAGACAAAACCAAACGCACACCTTAAAGTATTACCCCTTTGCTTTATACATCATAGAGTTGGAAACGACAAAGAGCCGATAAGCCGACACCCCTACAAAAAACGATTTGAAGAAGCCTATGGAACTGAGGAGGAACTTCTTAAACAAGTCTATGAAATCCTGGAATCAAAAAAAGATTCCTTTTATGAATCTTTAGATGATTTACCATTTTAAAAAATCGCAGCGCTGGGCTGCATAAATAAATATTTACTGGTATATGATAAATAAAGGCTAAGAGAGTTGAAGTGGAACTTGATATAAGATATGCAGAAATCAACGATTTGAAATACATAGATCATTTGCAAAAGAAAAACGCAGAAGATTTATCTTTTTATCCTAAAGTTGTTTTTGAAAGAGAGATTGATAACAAAAGAATCCTTTTAGCATTAGTTAATAATGCTCACGCAGGTTATTTATATCATGGAAGCATAATAGGGCATAAGCCTCTTAAAATACACCAAGCTTGTATTGAGTATGATCTTAGGGGGAATTGGTATGGAGCAGGATTAGTAGGAACTTTAGAGGATATGGGGAAAATAGGATATGTTCGAGGCATATCTTTAAGGTGTGGCTCTGATATATCTGCCAACAGCTTTTGGGAGCTTATGGGGTTTAAGTGTATAGATATACAGGAAGGCGG